TAGGGTAGTAGCTCCTGCTCCACCAGCTATATCTTGTTCTTTATAGCCACCGGAGATTTGCTCCATTATGTCCCAGTTAGTATTAGTTAATGTTCCCCATGTGCCGGCTTTTTCGCCAGTCGTCATTAGCTGAACGCCAAGAGGTGTGTAATTTGATCCCATAATTTTAATCTCCTAATTTAAGCACTGTGCTCTACGTATGTATAAGAAGTATTGCCTGTAATGTCAATATCTTTATACCCAAGTGGTGCAAAACCAGTTGATCCTAAATTAACATTAAATGATAATCCAGTCAAGCCTACAACATCAGCAGGTGAAATTGCCCCTACATTAGAAGTTATAGCACTTAGGGCAGATAATCCTATGGACATATCGGCAATAACTAGATCTGTATCTAAAGTACTTGTAATAGCTAATCCCGAGATATTTACAATTTCAGTATTATCAACAACTAGATCGGTATCTAAAGTACTGGTGATAGAAAGCCCACTTATTTCGTAGGTCATGGTATGAGCCAAACCGCTCGAATTTAATGTAGATGTAATATTTAAACTCGCTAATCCTTGAGTGTGATCAGCTCCATTATTAATACTTAAAGTTCCTATACCAGCACCTATGGCACTTGGACCAGTGATACCAAAAATAAAATCGTAAGCTAAAGTTGGTGTACCTAAAGTTGAAGTAATATTTAAACCATCGAAAGTGATTACAGATAATTGAGTCGTATCAAATCTTAAATCTCCTCCCCATCCAACTTGTTCATCCCAAGGAGCTTGGCCCCATCCACTTGGACCCAGAGCACTAGAAATTTCGAATGAATCAGTTACTACAACTGTAGTAGTATTTTCACCCCAGTTACCATAGCCCCATTCATCTCTACCCCAACCTTCTTCTGATTGAGCGTAAGGGAAAGTTCCCAGAGACATTGACATTGCTGTCAAAGAATCAAGAGTAACTACTGGGTCATAACTATCTCCCCAAGGTTCTTCACCATAAAAATCTCTACCCCAACCTGTGTTCGGGAAAGCTGCAACGTCATCATTAAGGGTAGCTGTAATAGAAAGACCAGTAAGAACATAAGTTAAACTAAAATCACCCCAGTCATCAGATCCCCATGTACTTCTTCCCCATCCTTGTTCAGGATAAGATAATAGTCCGTCTGAATTTAATGTAGTTGCAATAGAAGAAAATATACCACTCTCAATAACAAAAGTAGTTACATTTTGTTGTCCCCAGTCGCCTTGGCCCCAGGTTGTTCCCGATTCTCCCCAAGAGTTAGCCATAAGGATTTACCTCCTTATGATAGTCTTAGGATAGCTGAGCTAGAGTCGTTAGTTGGAAATTGTATTGTGAAAGTTCCAGAAGAAACAGTTTTGTCTCCACCAAAATCAACAGCACATACTGCAGCATTTGTTGTTAATCCAGTCACTGAAGATGAATTGTAAATTAAACATCCACGAGCTGTGAAAGAAGCTGATGTCCAAGATGTGTCAGAAAAATCTGTGTAAGAAGTTGTCGTACTTGTGCCAACTCCTGTGTTCGTAAGAGTATTTCCACCAGCACTGTATCCCGAACCAGAAATTTCATTAGTCGCACTGTAAGCAGTTGTCGTAGTACCTAAAGTCGCGCTGCTAGTGTATAATGCAATTTTGAAAACGTTTCCAGCTGGAGTTGCTCCAGATGTATCAAAACTATGCAAGCCTTTTAACATTTCTGCTTTAAAAGTATTTGTTACTGCCGATGTTATAGCCATAATATTTTTCTCCTAATTTACGGTGACGGTGATTTGACTGGTATCCTAACTGTTCCGTCAGTATAATCGTCTCGTCTTCGTCTACCAATTTGCACTCCTGCAAACTTCTGTACCTCTTGTTTATACTTTCCTTCGTATAATGTCAACATATCCATTGGGCCTTTTAAATATCCAAAAGCTTCTGCTAAGCAGGCATATAGGAGCCCTTGTGGGAAATATTGACTAATATAAGTTCCAGATGTTTTAGTCACTAAACTTGCAGGTACCATATCATAATATATTCTATGCATATAATTAGCATCTGGCGTAGGAGCTAAATAAAGACCTCCTGAAGTCGTATCTGAAACTGCTGTGGCTCCTCCAAACATGGCATAATACTTAGGAAAACCAGTGACATCTTGACCTGTGCTTCCCCCTTCTGTCCCAGTTAATCTATTAACGTATTCACTTAAATAAGTTTGATCTTTTTTCTGGAGCCATGTTCCTTCTCCTTCTGTATTGGCTGTAGAATTAAACACTTCTACTCCTCTAACAAATACTGTACCTGTTAACCCTTTGGTTCCTTTTCCGGGAACATTAATTGTATTATCATCAGCAGCTAAATTTCCTTCACTAACGAATCTATTATTATCACTAGGGACATCATAAAAAATTCTATATTCTGCATTTTCTATAAATCTGCCTAGAATAGCGCCCGTTAATACCGTTGAACTTACTTCAGTATAAAGTCTAATGTCAGCTTCTAATGCTGAGAGTGTGTATCCTGCCATTATGCTCTCCTTTGATTAACCGGTCCTACGACGCAATTAATGCCGCCTCCTGTTTCAGTTGTACTGGCAGCTGAAGGTAAAGTCAACGTAAAGCTATTATATTGAGTCACTGTCGATGGCACGCCAGCTTGTTTAACTGTCGTAGAAACTCTTGAAACAATTTTATGAGATCCATAAACTATCGATCCAGTTACATGAGAATCGGCTGTAGTATTGATAGGTGTATTTCCTCTATAAGGAGAAGCCGTTCCTCTTGTACATCCTGTTAAATCATTACTGGATTTACCAGTATATTGAATTGTTTCATTAGCCAGCGTACCAACTAATAAAGGATCACTGGTATCGGAAGTAGTTAAAACTTTTCTAATAACAATATATCCACTCGTCGGGAAACTGGAAGCATCGGTTAACGTGACAGTTGTTGCAGTAGAGTTAATGGCGCCATTTAAAGTAGTATTTAATTCTAATTGTTGAACTGAAACTCCTCCTACTGCCTCTTTAACATCTGTAAATCTTACCTGATCATTAACTGCCAATCCACCAAATGGAAATGAAAAAGTTAATGTAGTATTAGAAGCAGTTGAAAAAGGATCACTAGGTAAAAAATCTTCAGTTGCAAATTCAGTTCTAGCTGGTCTTGCATGTTGTAAAGCTTGAGGATCTGCACTTGTTGGTTTAGGACTTAACTGAGGCGATTTAGGTTCAAACTCTGTATAATGAACCCATGCACCATTCCATTCTCTAACCATTTCTTGATAAGGAAATGCTAGCCCTGATCTATCGGAGATCATTAAAGCCCATCTACCTTGTGAAAACGTAGTCATAATTAAGCGTTAGGAAAGTAAACCTTGGGTGCTATATATGTGCTTGTAATATCAGCATCCTCTTTTACAGCTCTAGCCAACTCATCCTCATATAATAATTTTAATTCTTGTGTTCTTTGAGGAGCGTTTTTTTGTGATAAATAATAAGATAGTCCCGCACACATACATGGAACAAATCTAAATGGTACATCTGTTGCATTTGTGTAAGCTCCTACATCTTGAATTCTTTTTACATAATAATAATTTATTTTATTCCCGTCTTGTGCAGCACCAGGAGTTAAATATAAAGTGATTGTAGTTTTATCAATAAATCTTTCTACAAAATATTGAGTAGGAATTCCTTTCGCAGTTTTATTAGAAAAACCTTGATATTGAGATCTACTAATTGCAGTCATAGGAGTATCAACATTTGTAGAAGTAATTCTATAGTTAGCTTCTAAAACATTATCGACTCCGTACACAGCCGTAGCATCTGAAGTACCATCCCCTGTTGAACGATACATTGTATAAACCGCTTGACTGTCAACTAAAGTAATATTGTTATTAGCAATTTCCCAATAATGAAGACCTCTATTTCCCCATTCAGAAAATAAAATATTTAAAGATCGTTTAGCAGTTTTTAATTGATAACCACTAACATTTTGAATTCCAATTCTTTCGTAAGCCTCTTCTACGATTTCTTCGATCGGAAGAGTTTTATCGAATGTGTATGATTGAGAAGTAGTGTTAGCCATCTAACCCTACCCATAGTAAACGGTTACGTGTGTTGTTACTGCGTTCGTTACTTTTAAACTGTCTGAAACTTTAATTCCTGTTCCTGGTAACATGATATTTCCATAAACAGGAGATTTATGATCAGTAGTATTAGAAGCTGGAACATCAATAACCCAAACAGCTGTTGTATCATCATTCACTGTTATTGTGCC